ATTTATAGGCGGATTGACAAACGGCACTATTGATATAGATTTCAATGCTGATTTTGCGGCGTCAAAGACAGAAGCAACTATCTACCCACTAATAGGGACAGTAACAACAGTAGTTGTCAAACCTGCAAGCGGTAGCGTCTCGGCGACCAACCCGTCTTTTACCTGCAGTTGTGTAGTGACTGAATGGGACTCAATTAATGGTTCAATTGGTGAATTAGCTACGCATTCAATATCTTGGCAACTGGCGGCGGCGCCCGTAAAGGCAACGAGTTAGTACGATGCTAGGTTCAGACATCAAGCTACAGGTACAACCGCCGGAAGGCGACGCGTACACAGTGTCAATCAGCCTAAAGACAGCAATAGCATTTGAACGCGAATTTAAGACAACGCTAGCCGGTGCATTCAGCGACAACCCGTCGATAGAGCATATTTGTTGGTTAGCTTGGACCGCTACACGCGAGTCAGGCAGGGTAGTGAAGTTGTTCGATGAGTGGGTATCTGAGGTGCAAGACATAACGCTTGTAGACGGTGAACCTGATTTTTTAACAAGCGAGCCACAGCATATACAATCGCTAGGATAGCGCTCATCACCAGACAACCCTATACACAGCTTTTAGAATGCGACCCGTACGAGTTACGAGCGTTGACAATGGCGCACAACGACATCGTTAAAGAAACAGAAAGAGCGAACAAGCGAAAAAGGTAACATGGCAAAACAGCCGAAAATGTACACGTTGCAAGGCGACAAAGAATTTAAGCGCATGTTGTCAGCACTTGACGCTAAATTTGACGATTTAAAAGAATTTCATTTAGACCTTGCAGAACTTGTTATGGCTAGAGCATTGGCAAGGGCGCCAGTACGCACAGGACGTCTACGCGAAACAATTAGGGCTTCAGGAACCAAAACCGCAGGTAGGGTGCGGGCAGGGTTCAAACGCGTACCGTATGCCGGACCGGTGCATTTTGGCTGGGCTACACGCCCTAATTTAAGTCAAGGGCATAGGGGCGGTCCTATAATGCCTAATCCGTTCTTGTATGAAGCGCTAGACGAACGTAGAAACGAAGTTATACAGGCATATTTTGACAAAGTAGACGAATTAACAAAAATGTCAGCAATGGAACGCAGAGAATACGACAACAGTAGGCGGCGCTAATGGCTAGAAAAGGTAGCATAATAAACGTTGTCGTTGCTGGTAACACAAAACCGCTACGCAAAGCGTTAGGCAAAGCAGGCGGACAGCTAGCAGATTTTAGCAAAAAAGTAGGTCAGGTTTCAGTAGCGGCAGGCGCCGCTTTTGTAGGGATAGGCGCTAAAGCAGTAGACCTAGCCGTAGATTTTGAAGAGTCACTAAGCAAAGCACAACAAATATTTGGTGACGCCGCAGTAGGTATTGAAAACTGGGCTAAAACCAGTGCTACGAGCGTCGGTATGGCACAAAGCGAATACCTAGAAGCCGCTAGCAGTTTCGGTGTATTTGGTAAAGCCGCCGGTCTAAACGGTGACCTACTCGCAGAATTTAGTGATGAACTCGTAACCGTAGCCGCTGACGTAGCATCATTTAATAACTTAAGCCCAGATGAAGCGTTAGAGAAACTACAGGCTGGGCTACGAGGAAGTAACGAACCGTTACAAAGCATAGGCGTATTACTAAACGCCGCTATGGTCGAAGCTAAAGCGTTAGAAATGGGTTTGGGTGACGCTAACGGTGAGATAAGCGAAGGTGAAAAGATAATGGCACGTCAAGCGCTTATCTTGGAGAAGTTAGGCGAACAAGGTACGCTCGGCGACTTCAATAGGACGGCGGGCGGCTTGGCAAATCAGACTAGGATCATGAAGGCACGTTTTAAGGATTTAGGCATACAACTGGGGCGTGTACTTATACCAATAGCGGAGAAGGTAAGCAGGCTAGTAGGTAGGTTAATAACGTTTGGTGAAAAAATAGCTGAAGTCTACGGCGAAAAAGGCTTCAAAGGCGTTATGAAGATGCTAGGCAAGCAACTAATGAAATTAGCGCCAGTAATCAAAAAAGCTGTAATAACACTTAGTAAACGAGCAGGCAAAGAAATAGCGAAACTAGCAAATAAATTCGTTGATTGGATTAGACCAAAGATACGCCCGATGCTGTCAAGGCTTTTAGAATTTGTGCAAGCCGCAGCCAACTTTATTTTACAGAAACTGCCGTTTATAGCAGAAAAAGTAGGACAGTTTGCGGCAAAATTCTTGGAATGGGTAGGACCATTAGTTAAAAAGCTTCTAGTTAAGTTACCAGACATTATTAAAGCAATAGTAGAATTTTTAGCAACCAAAGCTGTACCAAAGATAGTTGAAGCCGGTTTGGCGTTGGCTGGGCATTTGGCGCCTGCATTATTAAGTTTTGGCAAAAACGTTTTAGAAGGCATAGGCAGTATCTTGGCAGAAGTTGGCGGCGCCATTGGTCGAGGTTTTGTCAATATCGGTTCATACGCGTTAGATCAGGCAGGCGCATTTGGCAACAAAATTTTAGAAGCTGTTATGAAGCCCATTAACTTTATGGGCAATTTAGTCGGCGCCGCTCTAGACGCAGTAGTTGACACTTTCAAAAGCGTTTACAACGCATTAGCAGGTCTATGGAACAACAGCATAGGCAGTTTTAGCTTCAAGGTGCCCAGTTGGGTGCCTAAATTAGGCGGTAAAGGCTTCGATATGCCTAACCTACCAAAACTAGCTGACGGGGGCATCGTAAAATCTGCCACCATAGCCATGATCGGCGAAGCAGGACCAGAAGCCGTTATACCGCTAAATAAAATGGGTGCAATGGGAACAACGAACATAACAGTAAACATGCCAGTAGGGGCAAACGGCGAAGACATTGTTAGAGCGTTAGAACGCTACACACGGCAACAAGGCAACCTACAACTACCAGTAAGCAATACGGTTAGGCGATGACAGTTACAACAGCGTGGGTTATTGAAGGCATGACCATAGACAGCGGTAGCGTCGTATTTGAAAACTTCACGACACGCACACAAGGACTAAGCATACGCCAGCAGGCACAAGTAGGTAGATTTGGCACTAGTCACGGACAACTACAACTAGACAACCAAGACAACGCACTAACACCCAGTGGCGGTGGAAGTTTACAAAACTATAACTGGTTTAACGCCGTCTACAAATTCAAAGTAGAAAGCACGCTAGGCGGTAGCACACTAGAAAGCGACTCATGCTTTATGGTATGCACAGACATACGTTTCGACGATGACGGCACAAGATCGGTAGCGATACTGACACTAGCCGACCCATTTATATATGCCGCACGCGACCAAGTAACAGGCATAAGCCTAAGCAGTCCCGTATACGATTCATTAGACGAAATAATGCTAGACATAGTTAACGGTTACAGTAGTGGCGGTGACTCAATAACAGCGGTAGCGTTTCCACGTTTCGCCGCCGCCGCTGATTCGCAAATGACTATAGAACGTGGCAACAACGACATAACCGTAGCGTCGCCAGCAAACGACATAGACATAGGCTACACAGGCAAATTACAAAGCCTAGAATCAGGTAGCGCTAGGGATTACATCAATAACCAAGTTTTACCAACAGGTCCAGCAGTAGCGTTCCCTGCTAACGTTAGTACTTCTGGGTCGGGTGCTAGTACAAAGTTTGATTTTAACGCTTTCTATATCAACAGGAAGCTAACGAGGGAAGAAGTAGGCGGCAACGACAAATTCAAAAAGTATGTATTTAACGAAAACGGTAGCGCAGGCGTGTACCCGATTATGTTTGCTTCGACACAATTCAACAGTGCTGAAGTTAGCAATCAGGCAACAGTACAAGATCAGGGCGCTAGCGGTAACGCAGTAGTAAGCAACAACACGACAAGCCAACAAGGTCTGGGCGTTCGCTCAGTAAATTATCTAAACGTCATATTGCCGCAGGCTACGCCATCACAAACAGCGAAAACAAACGTAGCGGACTGGTGGACAACACGTTACGACACGGTTAGTTTTGTAACGCAACAGATAACAACGTCACTAGCCGCCATAGAACCACACATAGACACCAGCTCACAAAACACTAACTTTACTGACTTGTTGAGCGGCGACGATTGTCTATGGACGTATGCAGAAGTAACGCTGACACCTACCGGCGGTAGTAGCGCAAAAACGTATAAGTGTGTCATTGTTGGACGTCAAATTGATGCAACGCCGTTAGATACAAAAATAACGTTTGATCTTGTAAGCGCTATCGATAACCAAAGCATAAAACTAGATAATGCAGATATCGGTATACTAGATACATTTAGAGTAGGATGAATAATTATGAGTAATCCTTTTCCATTTTCTAGCGGCGCAGTACTCACAGCGGCACAGCTAAATAATATAGGCGCATGGCAGACATGGACCCCGACTGTTAGTTGGACAGGCACCACGAGTAACGCTAAGTATGCAGAAGTCAATGGTTTAGTGTTCGCTAAAATGAAGTTTGAACTAACAGCAACACCGTCCGGCGATCTAACGATTAGCCAGCCAGTAGTAGAAGAAGCAGGAGAAAGCGTCACAGGTACAATAAACGGCGGATATGTATACGACACAACCGATGACGAAAGCTACGCTGTTGCAGGTTTCATGAGTGGCACTAATATAAAATTTCAAACATCAGACAGAGACCCGCAGGATACCGTTAGCGCAACGCATCCTTTTACATGGGCGAGCGGTGACCAAATACGATTTCTAGTGATATATCAGGCGGATTAATGGCAACAAATTTACGAAACGCACAATGGGACGATGACAGCCCTATATCAGAAGCAAAACTGATAAGTCGTATGCGCGCAAAACGCAACAGACTTCTAGCAAAAAGTGATTGGACACAAACACCCGACTGCACACTAAGCAACAAAACAGAATGGGCTACATATCGACAAGCATTACGCGATTTTCCGGCATCGTGGACACCAGCAGAAACCGTTACTTTTCCCAGTGAGCCATCATGAGTAGCATACTTACACGCAAACAATGGGGCAGTCGAGGACCAAAAAAACGGTTTACCTACTTAAATAAGAAGCGTGTTGTGGGTATTGCCGTGCATCATTCAGGCGTCAAAAACGGACCTAAAGGCGTAACAGCGGTTAAAGCATTTGAACGGCATCACATGGACGCTAACGGCTGGAATGCCATAGCTTACAACTGGCTTATTGATGAAGAAGGCGTTATATATGAGGGTAGGGGCGCAGGCGTTATTTCAGCGGCAACCCGCCCATATAATAGCCGCACGGAAAGTATTTGCTACACAGGTGACGGCACAAAACCTATACCAGAAGCCACTATTAAATCGTTTGAATGGCTAGTAGCTGACATACAAAAACGGTACAGCAACAAACTATGGGTTAAAGGTCATCAAGAATTAGCCAGCACTAGTTGCCCTGAAAAATATATGATGAAATGGGTAAGACAACACCGCACTGGCACAAAAGTAGTACAAGCAAAAACAAAACCAGCGCCTAGAAAGCCAGCTAAGACAACACGCCTAGTTAAGCAGGGCAGTAGGGGCGCTCACGTCAAAATGATGCAAACACAACTAAACAAAAACGGTTTCAAACTAACAGTGGACGGTATAGCAGGACCGCAAACCATAGGCGCATTAAAGAAATATCAGCTTAAAGCAAAGTTACAGGTCGATGGGCTTTGTGGTAGACAGACATGGAAGGCATTATATGGCGATTGATTACAAAGATTTACTAGAACGAGTAATAAGTACTTTTGTACAAGCTACCGCAGGCATGATAGGGGTAGACCAGTTAGTAGACATGGGCGTTAGCGAATGGAAACTAATCTTAGGCGCTGGCGGCGCCGCAGTACTCAGTATGCTTAAAGGCTACTTTGCGGCACGCTTCACAGGCAACGACACTTGTTCATTAGTACGGGATAAAACAACTAGCTTATCTACTAGCGTTGATACGCAATAAACCTCTTAGAATTACAGCGTATTATTTTTAATAAGCCATTCGACGCCTTGATCGCACATTTGTATAAATGACTTTGGTTCATTGTCTAGTATATTCATTGTAGCTTGTTTGAACGCGGCGTTACCGTACACTGCATCAGCTGGTAACCCAGTTGTGCGTATACAATGTTCTGCATACAGCCGCATAACCTGTTTAGCCTTCATTGTGTAGCCTTTCTTTCGTTACTGCCATTATACCACATGTGTCAAGTACACTATTTTTATGAAGGTCAAAAATGCCACATATAAAACCTAAAAGCAGGGTTTTTTATCTGCTTGCACGCTGTGGCTTAGTTGCTACATTGTTGCTTGCATGGGTAGCACCAGCGCAAGCCAACACAGCGACATGCAACACAAACGAAAACAACGAACTTGTTTGCAACATAAACGTAACGGACGGCAACGGCGTAGACCTAACCTTTACTATAGAGATCGAAACAACGGTAACGTTTACGACGCATACAAGCCTTACCTGCCCTACACACGACCCAGAAAGTATTTACGCCGACCCTTACATATTTATTTTTGACGATCAAGACAACGTAGTAGTAGAGGACGACGACAGCGCACCCTTTAATGACGGCTTAGACAACTTTTGTTGGGACAGTTATATACAAGCAACGCTACAAGCAGGCGACTACCGGCTAAACGCGAACGTATACGAAGACTACTACGGTGTGTACACGTTGGACGTTGTAGGCGTGTCGTTGCAGATAGCGCCACAACCAACGCCAACACCAGAGCCAACACCTGAGCCGACACCAGAACCAACACCAGAACCAACACCAGAACCAACACCAGAACCAACACCAGAACCAACACCAGAGCCAACACCAGAGCCAACACCAGAGCCAACACCAGAGCCAACACCAGAGCCGACACCAGAGCCCATACCGATCGTGACTGGGAAAC